GCTGCTTTACATCGTTTTGCCGCTCGCGCTGTGCCGTCTCCTCGGCTATCTCACGATCCACGGCAGCGCGTATCTCAGCAACATCGTTGCCCATGTCCCTGCAAGCTGCCCAAAGACCACCACCAAACATGTTATAACTGTTTATCAGGCCCTTTTCGTTGTCGCATTTCCTTCCGTCCATCCGAGTGACACGCAGCCTCCCCGTCAGCTCGTCTCGATATACAAGCATATAAGTAGAGCGCAGGTTCTTCGACTTCCATACTCTAATCTGTTCTGCCATGACAATATCAATTTAAACGTCCTTGATGTCCTCGTATGCCGACTTCACCGACGCAATAGCATTACGCAAAGCGTAGTATTCGGGTTCCACGTTCTTTCCGTTCTCGTCTACCAGATTATCGTCAAACTGTCTCTCAATATCTTGCAGAGCGTTCAACGCCTGGCATACTTTCGTTGCAGACTCGCGGATCTGCTGTTTTATATTATCTTTCTTCATATACAAAGATGATTTAAAAATCCAAATCAACGTCAATTTTCATCAACAATCCGACAACCTTCGCATGACAATCTACAATTCTTGCAGCTAAAAGATAATCACCAGTCTTGACTTCTGTATAATCCACAAGGAAAAAAGCAAGATTACCACAGTTGTCTATTTCTTTCCCTCTATAGTATTTTCTATCTCGCCAATCATCCGAAAGGAAGACGGGAACGTCTATACACTCGCTGTCATCTTCATCAGCGAACAGAAGGGAACCTGAATTGCCTTCTTCAGACAGTTTGTAACCGTCAACAAATCCTTCAGGTTCCTTTACATTCTTCAATAGAACTTGCTCGGCATCACACTGTAAGGATTCTAAGGTGTCAGAGACATCAATCTCAAATCCGAACTCCTCATTTGCACGTTTTATCGTATTCAAAAAATTTACTGCTTTCATAATCTTGATATTTTAGAAATTCTATAACGTAATAAATGTTAATAATACAGCCAATTTCTTTGTCCGTACCGTTTTAATTCTTATATTTGCACCTGTCTTCGGAGGCTTTTTAATCGTACCTTCATGGAGTAGAAATAAAAAAACAACTTCCGTTGACAGTCAGGCATCAGCCTGTGGATTCAAACGCTCACAAAGAGCTAATTTCTACTATCGTAGATTCGAGCCAGATGGCTCGCGTAGCCCGGCTTAGGTCGGGCTTTTTTTATTTTCCTGATTCCACCCAATCCCCATAATCGGGCAGCTTGTCTATAACGAGACCTTTCAGATCCTTCACGCCGTGCTCCTCGCACAGCCACTCCTCCAGGTCGTCCCAATACCTCCAGTCTCTTGTCGCGCCCGTCTGCACATTGCGCAGACGGAGCGTAACAAATAGATAGTCATGGATGATGTCTATAATCTCGTACATAAGTCTCAATGATTAATATACTCACGTGCCCGATCTTTAGTGATCGGTTTTAAAAGTTTATTTTTTCCGTTCATTCACAATATCATCAAGCATTTCGCCTTCGAATAGTCTTATTACCTCATTCGCATTTGCCCATCCTTCAGCAAAATTTTCTGCAAGCTCTAAAGTTGCGGCATCAATAAAAGCATCAAGACCATCGTAATTATCGATGATGGATTGTTGTTCTTCTGAGCACTCAAAAACATCGTCAAAAGGAGAAAACTCTTGAAAATTATCCTTATTAACCAATTCCTTCGCAAGAGCTATGCGGTCTGCAAAAGAGTTGAGATATTTGAGCAAATCCGTGGCTCTCTCGTCAGTAGTTTCTGCGCACCCCAAATAAACAAGTTTAACGATAGACTTTGCAAGTGCTGTTTTATCTTCGGTTCTGGTATAATCCTTAAAATCAAATGGACTGCTCTCTTTCCATTTTGATGGAGGAAATGCCAAACTTTGTTCTTTTCTTCAAAATTAAGCATTGCGAAATGTTTGCTTTCTTTCATCATAATTACTCCGCTTAACCGTGATGCGGTAGGGCTGAAAAAGTTGTCAATTTAATACTCTGCTATATAAGGAGATTATTCTTTGGAAACAGCTGCTGCCTCCGCATCGCCCTCCCAACAAGAAAACGTAACTAAATAACCTGTTTCCTCGTCTTTATATTGAGCGTACCCGTTCTGCCATTCAGGCGAGGCTTTTCTCGCTCGCTTGAATGCAGCAAGGACAATATCCTCTTCATCTGGTTCTTCATCCAAAGTAACATCTTCACCCAGCAGTTCATAGTCCTTGTTGTCGTCCACTTCAGGATTCTCGCAATATAGCAACCACGACTTCCAATTAGATCCGTCCCAGTAATTCCAAAACTTACAATCATAGAAGCATTCATTATCATCTAACCACTCTTTCACGAACTCACGAATTTCCTCTATTTTATTTGTTTTTTCTGCTTCTTCAAGAGCTTCGTCATCAGAGTACCATTCGTCAATATCTATTTCGTTGTCCTCGCCAAGCATAAAATGAAGGCCATCATATTTTTTCTCAAGTTCGGATTCAAGGTCACTCCAACATGTGCTTTCACCGTTTTTAAGCGAATAGTCATACGTCGTTCCATCGGCTGCGGTTCCGCTAATCTGATCCTCGTAAACAACGAAATAAGCTACTCCGTTCTCAAGGTGATTTATATTTTTTAATACTCTGACGTCGTTCATATATTGACTTACCGTGCTGTCGAGGGCTGAAACTTGTAATTAAAAACCTTACTATAACAAAGATGTTGCTCTTTATTTTAATTGTTTTTTGAGCAAATCAAACATCTCGTTTTCTTCTGCTTCGTCAAGATAATAACAAGCATGAGGGACGATGGTCGTTCTCAGATTGTCTTTATGTAGATAGATGATGTTTGCGTTCTCGTTCCAAGTGCGAGGCTTATAGCACCTCTTCACCATTTCGGAGAATGATTTATTCTCCTTCTTTGCATAGTCGGTGTCCCAGATGTTCATAAGAGCAATGAGCTGCTTCCAACTTAATTCGTCCAACTCTATATTGCCATTTGCTTTTACGGTTTTCTCTAATATATTTTCCATAAGATTCCCACTTGCCGTGTTGCGATAGGGCTAAAATCATTATTACTTAAAATCCACACCTTGCAGCGGATCATTATCGCCGCCGTTCTCGATTTCAATGTTTTTCGGTTGCTTCAAGACATGAGCCTTCATATAAGCTTTGTTTTGAGCATCTACCAGTTCTGAAGTCAGTATCAGGTCTTCCTCCATACTAAATGGATCCAAATCTTCAACAACTTTACGCAATGGTCCTAACGAGACCGCAAAAGCATCAAGGGTGCAATCGTGCGTCATGCTACATAACATATAATACGTACCATTTTCATCAGAACATTCCAGTCTTACAGTCCCATACGCCTTGATACCGTTTATATCTTCCGTTATAGATATACCGATATTACTAAGTGTTTCAGCAACTTTTTCTTTTATGTAATTAGGATCATTCAAAATATTAGGTGCAGAGTGAACTATCTTATCAAAATCCACATATCCTTTTATGATGTTGTCTAATTCAAATTTCGTAACATTTAATATACATAAATGCTTCACTCCAAAACCTACAAAAGGGTCGATGTCGCGAAATGAAACCTCTTTTCTATAAGTCTCCAAGTGGCTGGGCAAATCCTCAAATAAAATTCTTTCTATAACATGAAAATAGCATGTTTCATCCTCCTGACCAATACCGAACAGGTCGAAGATGTCGCCAGGTTCATTAGGTTCAGCTTTTAAATACTGACGTATGCTGACCCATGATGAATCATTGATGCCATCGAGTACCATTTTCGGTGATACCTCGTTGTTACTATCGCCAAGAAAATACTGAGGTATCGAATATCGAAAAATGAAAGCAACAGCCAGTTCTTTCGTTGCAAAGAAAAATCTCTTACCATCCTTTGCCGAATATTCCTTGTCGCACAAATCGTGCGGATTTCTTTCTACTTCGTAAATTTTCATATCGTTCCGCTTACCGTGATGCGGTAGGGCTGAAAATCGGTGTTTATTATATAGTTTTATAAAAATTAATCTATTTCGTAGTTACGGTCGATCAAGCCGATGGCGTAATGATGTGTGTCATACTCATACTCCATTGTCTTTGCCTTAATGGTCTCGCAATATCCATCGGTACGAGCGATTACAATCTCGTCGTCTTCGGCATTCTCAATCTCGTCCTTCACGTGCTCCATGTTGTTCAGGAATGAGCGCAACTGCTCGAAGCTGTCAAAGTCTGCAACAAACGGCTGCACCTCGTTCTCATAGAAGTCATCGAAGTCCTCCTTAGAATACTTATGATAATCGTCGCCATACTCGTCAGCCGAACGCTCGAACGGTTCCCAGGCTTTGTCCCCAGTTCTATACCAGAAGTTCCAGCCGTCGCGCTTGGTGAAGATTTCAATATCAAGACCATGTTCCTTAGCAAATTTCTCCGCTTCATCGAATGTATCGAAGCCAATGATAGCCTTCTGCAAGCCACGAGGATAACCACTTCTTTCTGCTGTAGTCTCTATCAATTCCAAGCCATTCTCGCTTGCAATCTCTTCTATCGTAGTTGTCATAACCTTAATGCCGAATTGCTGTTGCCGCCAGTTCTTAGGGTTTAAATTAGTTGTTTCTTTTATCTGATGCAAAGGTAGCGATTATATTTGAAACCTCAAAATAAATGACGCATAAATTGTATATTAATGCGTATTTTATTGTTTCTTTACATTTCCTCTGAATAATTCTGGCATTTGAATAATTCAAAATGCGCCGTGGCGCACAATTCAAAACTCAACATTCAATACTCAAAAATCATTCTGTCGCCCATCCAGGAGCTCGAACCTGGT